CGCCGTAGTTCTGGACGCTAAAGCCGAGCGGCATACCAGCACCGTTGCCGCGCCAAATGGCGTCATCCAGTTTAAACGCAATCTCGGAGGCGAAAGCATTTTCCAGCACCGCGCCCATGGCCGTTGCATTGCGGAGCAGGCGCTCCGTGGCATAAGTCAAACACTTCAGCGATTCCAGCCGCAATTCGTGGCGCGCAAATCTGGGCTTGGTGGCCGTCGGCGCGTCAGCTTCGCCGGTCCAGTACGCCTGGACGCCGCCCCAACGCGAACCGTTGGCGCGGCTGGTCTGGTCGATGTACGGCAAGTCGATGGAGTCAGAACCTTCGTCCATCGGGATCTCGTTCACCAGCGGGAAGATCCTAGCCGTTTCGCGGGCCCGCCGCAGCAGCAGGTCGGAAAACGCCGTCGCAATGGCAAAGCCGCCGTCGGCCGGAATGCTGGCCGAAGAGCCGGTGCCGGTCAGCGTCTCGAAGAGTCGCTTGTCAACCTTGCCACCGAGGCCCTGAAACGAGCCAGCAGGGGACTGAGCAAAAGCGATGGCCTGGAGGTTCTCGCCGAAGCTGGCCCAGGGCCGCTTCGCTTCGTTGTCGCTGGTAACGCGAGCAGGCTCACGAGTCACGTTCTGCTTGGCCCGCGCTTCGAGCGCCTCGACCGCCGCCAACTGCTCGCGGATGGACTTCAGTTCGGATTCTTTGGCGTCCACGGTAGCAAGATGCGCGACCGGGTCGGCGGCGACCGCAGAGGCCGCCAGTAATGCGCTGTAATCGGTTTCCAGCGCGGAGACATTCGCGAGAAGTTCTCGTTTAGTCATGTTGTGCTCCTTATCTGCCTAGCACCCGCCAACGCCGCTCTCGCAGCGCCAGCTCGTGCCGGGCGTGGTTTTCAGCCGCGCTGGGCGCGGTAGAAATTCGTTTGGCCGCCGAGAGGCTGGCCGACAAAAATTTGGCTCCGGGGTCGGCCCCAATAGGCACAATGGAGATCTCAAACGGTCTCCACTTGCTCGCCAGCAGGTGTGGCCGCTTGACCGTCGAATCCGGCGCCTGGGTCATTTCAACGATCTGAACGCCCATCGACACGCTGGTAAGAATGCCGTCCTCGATGTCCTGCCAGACCGGCGCAACATCTTCCCGGTCGGAGAACCGCAGCGTCGCTTCGTAGCCGCGACGGGTGCGCCGCGGATTCTCCACCACGCCGAGGACATAGTCGACTTCATGTTGCTGGTGACCGTCAAGGACGGGCTTGCCCGCCAGCTGCGTAACGTCGCCGCCGTCCATGGCAAACGACAGGTCGTACATATCGCCCGACCACATATCCACGCGCTCGACCTTCGCGCCCGAGTAAAACAGCACGTCGCGCTTGCGCTTGCCAGGCAGTTCGACCTTATCGCCCTCTTCCGGCATTTGCAGGAGGTCGGCGGGCCGCAGCGAGGACAGAAGCGATTGCGGCGTCTGCAGTAGTAGCTGCTGTGCGTGGTCTACATTCATTGTGCGCCCCCTTGAAACGCGCCCGCCTGCGCGACCGGCACCATAGCGCCCTGCACCAAATACAGCTCGCCGCCGTCGTATGGGTTCATGTTTTCCTTTGAGCGGATCTCGTTCGCGTTGAGCGCGCCAATGTTCCGCATGGCCGAGTAGTAGCTAGCGCGGCTGGCCGCGTCGCCCCGCAGCAAGGCGTCCATGTTGAATTCGGCGTAGTAATTCGTGGCCTCGCGCGGGCCAAACAACTGCAAGTTGATGCGCTTCTCGATGCGCGTCAGCCATGGCCGAATCGTATGCGTTGCAAAGTCGATGCCCTGGTGCTCGATGTTGTTATTGGTGCTCCGCGTCAGATCCTGGATCATGTGCGGCGGCACGCGGAAGATTGAGCAAATGTCGGCCTTCTGATACTGGCGCAACTCCAGAAACTGCATGTCCCGGTGATTGATCGCGACGGTCTTAATTTCCGCGCCCTGCTCGAGCACGCCGATCTTGCCGGCGTTGCGAACGCCGCCGTAAGACTCCATGAGCCAGGTCTGCAAATTCTTCCGCGCCTCGTTGCTCAACGCTTGCGGCACGGTCATGTAGGCGGGCGGCGTGGCGTTGTTGCGGAAGAAGTTGGCCCCGTAGCCTTCCGCGTCTTGCGTCATGCCGAGCGCCTGGGCCATGTAGCCGACGGGCGAAAAGCCGGTCAGACTATCTTCGCCGTCGTAGCCCAAGCCGGGGATGTGCAGGATGTCCGACGCCGTGTACATCTGCGAGCCGTACTGGTAGACCATCACGCCGGTTTCCGGGTCGCGGAACACGCGCACCGACGACGGCGACAGCGGCGTCAGCTGAGTCACGTCGCCGCGCTGGTTGGTCTGGATCTTCGCGTAAAAGTTGCCGCTCAGACACAAGCACTTCGCAGCAAGTTCCCAAAACTCAAAAGCGGTCATGTCCGCGTTGGGACTGTCGTGCAGCAAATAATAGAGCGGATGGTTGCGATCCAACTCGCGGCCATCTCGGCCACGCCGATAGATTCCAAGCGGCAGGCTGCCGATAGTCTCGGCAATCACGCGCACGCAGGCCCACACAGCAGTGATACGCATGGCCGACTCGGCCGAGACGTAGTACTTGCTTCCAGACACAGGGCGATACCAGAAGTCGTTATCCGGTGGCGGCGTCGCGCCGAGCTTGACCATGAGCTTGCCGAAAGGTTCATCCGGTATCACAATCCCTACTGCATCGTGCTACCACGGTATCACGAATTTTGGTTGGCGTGCTACCAGCCGAGCGTCACTGGCACCATGTCCTCGTAGACGCTGCGCTCCTTCGGCTTGGCACTGGTGCTGATGCCGGTCGCCATAACGCACGCGATGACTAGGTCGTTGCGAGTCGTCTCGCGATGGCGGTCTGGGTGGACCGGTTTGATGTTGCCCGCCGGGTCGCTGGCGATCTCGCAGCATTCGATGTTCCAGCGCAGGACCGGCGAGCCGTCATGCACCAACTGGCGCTCGTGGACTAGCTGCTCGAAGCGCTTCGCGGCTGGCGACATCGACACATAGCCCTGCCCGAACTCGACAACGCTTATACCCGCGTCCTGCAGCTGCTGCGCGGTGTCGCGCGCGCCATAGCGGTCGTATGCAATAGCCTGGATGTTGTACTGCTCGGCCAGCTTTTCGATGTGTGCCACCACGTACCGCCAATCAACAGTGTTGCCGGGCATGGTCTCGATGTGACCGCCCTGCGCCCACTGGACATACGGCACGCCGTCAGTTGCCGTTTTCTCAGCCAACATCTTCGACGGCAGGTATGCCCAGGCCCGGTAATAGACTTTGCCCTGATATGGCCAGCACAGTGCAAATGCGGTCAAGTCCCGCACCGCGGCAAGATCCAGCCCGCCCCAGCACGGCACGCCGGCCAGATCTGGAAACTCGTCCATGCACTGGTCCCAGTCGCGCAGCGGGATCCATGTGGTGGTGGCGCTGGTCCACTGATTCAGGTACAGCCGCCGAAACGTGTTCTGCTTCTCCGGGCGGGCCAAGGCCTGCCGAAACTCTTCCTCGTAGTCGCGGATGTCGTGGAGCACGCCGAGCGTCGGCAGCGCCAGCGGCCACAGGCTTTGGTCGGTCCAGTCGGCGTCAATCGGCACCTCGTAAATCAAGGGGAAGTACGACTCGTCCTGGATTTCGCCCGACGCCACGCGCTTGGCGTACTGATACTCCCGGTAGCAGATAGATTCCTGATTGCTGCCCGCCGTCGTGATGGTCACCCACAGCGGGTTGCGACGGCTTTTGCTTCCGGTCGTCAGCGCGTCGTAAAGCTCCTGCTCGGCGATGCCCCAGGCGTGCAGCTCGTCGAACACCACCAACGATGGGTTGTAGCCGTGTTTGCCAGCGCCGTCGCTCGACAGGGCGCGAATGATTGAACCGGACTCGTTGTGCCGAATCAGCTTGCGGGACTCGGTGATCGTCACCAGCGGGAGCAGGTCTTCCGATGCGCGGATCATGTCGGCCACGGCGTCAAAGCAGATGCTCGCCTGGTCGCGGTCCTTCGCGGCCATGTAAATTTCCTGCTTCTTCTCCTGGCTCAGAAAAAACTCGGCCACGACCAAAGCGGCGACGGTTTGGGTCTTGGCCTGCTTGCGCCCCATGCTCGCAAAGGCCTTGCGATACAGACGGCGGCCGTCGGGCCGTTTCCAGCCCAGCAGGTTGGCGATCAACTTCCGCGAGTGCGGCAACAACTCAAACGGCTCTGGACCGCCGGAGCGGGTGGCCTTGGTCAGCGTCAATCCGCCAATGAGCGTCTCGGCCATTTGCACCGCGCTCAGGTCGAGCCAGTTGCCGTTATTGGCGCTTTGTTTTGGCAAGTTCCAGAACCTTTGCCAAGGCCGTCTTGGCGACCGGCTTTTCGACGTCGCGGATTCCGGCGCGACCGCGGCTTCTGGGGCCGATGCACAACTGGCCGCGTAATTCTTCCATTTGCCGCGTTAATGCCAGCCAGACGCGGTCGTCTGCTGCTGACTCGCGGCGATAAGTCGCTGAGGCGAGGTCGGCGTACAGCGCGGCGTCGGCCTGGCGCATGGCAACGCCGGCGGCGCGATTGTCCTGGACAAGTTGCTGGAAGATGGCGACCTCTTCGGTGCACAAACTGGCCGGCGGGGCGATGGATTCCTGGATGATCGGGCCGGGCTTCGGCGGCGGGTTTTTGGG